GATAAAAAAAGCGCTGATGCGTTAGTTGTTCCGTCAAATAAGATTTCAACGGACCCTTTCGGATCCGTTGTGTTGATACTATAAATTACTCTTGCAATTTTAGTAGATGATGACGCATGGTTTAATGCGCTTGCGTCTACCTTTGTTACAAGACTTTCTCCTGTTCCGTCACTAAAGTTAGTGAACTTCATAACAGTTTTAGAACCAGATACGTCTGTTATAGTTTGTGATGTAACTGTATCAGCCATTATCTTGTTTGTCCTGAAGCGTCATAACCTTTAGACTTTGTTACTTCTATTACGAAAGTACCTGTTACAGCACTCGAATTTGTGATAAGTATATCGCCAGTAACACCTGTACTTTCTGGGTTTGTGATTAATGGTTGTTTACCATGAAAACCAAACTCACCAGAACCATGTACTGATATTGCGTGGTCATTTGATGTTGCGTCAAATAAAAATGATACATCACTTGTTGCCGCTGTGGTATTCCATTTAATACTTTTTATGTGTAGTGTTGGGTTTGATGAATGTCCTCTCAATGCACTTGCGTCAACACATACAACATTTGAATTGGTGTCGTTATTGATTTCGAACATTCTTACTGTTCTAGTAGCACTATCTACTAAATTTCTTGCGTTTACTATTGCCATTTTTACTCTCCTTTATATGGTTAGACCTGTTTTTGGTTGTATTCTATGTTTCTTTGCTACTTGTTGTAGTATTCTAGGAAACATAGTCAATACTTTTTGTGGTGTTTTCGCCATCATGCCGAAAACATCATCTACTGCCTTCTTTGCCTTTGGGGCTAACTTACGATAGTTAAGAGAACGTTTGTGTTCGTCTTTTTCTTTAATCGTCAATCTCAGTTGGTTCAACGTTATTGCCATCTTGCCCTTCAGGTTCTTTACTCATGATAGTGCCTGCTAAATCTTTTCTTTTAATATCTAACTCACTACCTACTTTGTCTGCTAATGCAGCCTTAATTTCTTTTTCTGCTTCAACGGTATCACCCTTGTCTAAAGCATTAATCATATTTTTAGTGTTTTCAATACTCATTAAAATCCTCCTTGGTCATCACCTTCTTCTTCTGGACCTTTATATAATCCAGCCTTAATTTCATCAGCGATTTTTTCTTGTTGTTCTATTATCTCAGCCTCTGACATTTTAAGTATTTGTTTCATCATATAATCTCTTGATAATACTGTACCTAACATACCAGAATCCTTCACATTACGATAAGTTTCCATACGATCCTTAAACATTTCACTTTCTTTTATTTCAGCAAAGTAACCATCATTTACATATTCGTATTTTATCGTTTGACTTAACGTATTATCCCAATCCTCGATAGTAGCGATACCTTTGAGAATAAGTTGTGTTTTAAGTAAGTCGTGAAATAAACTATTAAATCTATTTCTTAATCTAGAAACAAATTTAGTAAATTTAATTTCATCTCTACTTACCTCAGTTGAACGACCTAATTGTAAACCACCAGACGCTTCACTATCAAGTCTGCTGTATGGTACATTCAACGATTGAAACAATTTCTTTTGGAAATATTTGATATCATCTATCTCACCTAGATTTGAACCACCTGGTAAAGTAGTGATTTCTGTACCTCTACCACCTTCTCGTCTTGGTAGCCAGAAGTCTTCTAACATAGACATATATTGTCTATCATCTCTTATTTCACCTGTACTTGCGTCATATACAAGTTTGTTTCTGTATCTATTCATTACATCTTTTAGGTATTGCTCTGCTTTTACTTTAGGTAAGTTACCTACATCAATGTAAAAAATTCTTCTTTCAGGTGCTCTTGATATACGATAGATAACAACACTATCCTCAATCATTCGCAGCTGATTAACTGGTTTGATTGCCTTATGTAAATAAGATAATACTAAATTCTTTTGTTGGTCTACAAGACCACTAGGACAATATGCAATAGCGTCTTTTGCTATTTTAAGACCTGTGGTTGCACTTGCAGCAGGTTGCACACCTTTTTCATTATAGATAAAAAATTCATCAAATTCAATGTGTTGCGGTTTCTTTGGGTCTTTAGGTGCAAACTCATTGCCAGGTTTTTGTTTTTGTGCTCTTACTTTTTTAATTTTTCTTGGGTCAATATATCGTAATTCAGTTATACCTGCTTTGGTATTTTTTGGGTCTATCATTTTATGATAAATTATACGACCATCTACATACCATCTACGAAAGATATCATGACCTTTTTGTTCAAACTCCAATAACGAAATAATATTTTGAAACTCTAATGCTATACTTTTCTTTACTTTTGATGAGAACGGAACCTTATTTAAGTTAAGACGAACAACCTCTTGGTTATCATCTACCACTACGGATTCATTAATTATATCTTCTATTGCCATGTCACATTCTGGGTGCATAGCAATTTCTCTATATCGTCTAATTAAATCCGATTCATTATTTACTTTACCTTCGATATCAAGATAGGTCCCAAAGTGACCACCACCCATAATAGTTTGTGTACCGTCATCTGATGTAGGTGCGGTAAATGATTGACTATTAGGTTTAGCCTCTTTACGCTTGATTTCGAAACCGAATATTTCTGCCACTACTGTTCTCCTTTATACTATATTTAGGGCGCCTCGAAAGACGCCCTATCTCAACATTATGTTGTAGTGTTTGATTCCCAATATTGGTATCTCCAAGTACATTCAAATGTTTCAAGTGTAGTTGCCTGTTCCATAGTTAAGTCAACCTGACCTATTATAGTTGGAAACATACCTCTGAAAGTATAAGACTTGATTGTATTACCATTTCTATCTAGGTGGTCGACAAATGCGTCCACTTGATAGTCAACAGGATTTACAAGTCCTTCGTTATCTGAATGGTTGTTTATACCATTGGACCATCTTTCAATAGCATTTCTGATTAAGAAATCAGTATCATTAATGATAGTTGTAGTCCAAGTTTGGAATGTTCTATCACCTGCCATGTAGATGGGTCTACCACGGAAGTTTACAGTTAATTCACCAATTTCACTTTGAGGTAAGTTTGTAGCAGTACATAAGAATGCCATGCTTTCAGTCTCACCACCAACTTGTGCAAAACCAGGGAAAGGCATAGTGACTTTAAACTGATTGTTTCTAGCACCTCCGCCTTTTAATTTAGAGATAAAATCTGTTACGTTTGCCATGTTCTACCTCCTATGCCCCAGCCACTTCACTAAATGCCACACCACTTCTGGTTGCCACAAAGTTTAGTTTGATGAAGTTAATTGAACGATTTGGTTTAACAAAGATATCTGCGATAAATTCGTTTCTATCAATCACTTCCGCTGTGTTGTTTGTTTCATCACAAACTAAAGCAAAGTCTGTGATACCTCGTCTACCTTGTATGTCTCTAAGGAAAGGTTCTACTAGGTTTCTAAATTGTGCTCTTGTGAACTCATCATTGAACTCAAAAAGTTGAAATTTAGCAGCCGTAGAAATTGCTTTCTCCATGACCAAGAATAAACGTCTTACATTTATTCTATCAAAGGCACTAGGTTTTGATTGTGCTGTTTTATCTCCGAACAATACTGTACCTTGTCCAGGGAAAGTAACAACAGGATTTACTCTTGCTTTATAGAGCACATCTCTTTGTGCTTGATTTGGATCGAATGCTAGTTTTACTGCACCTCTAATCTGACCTCTGTTAAATCCAGCAGGTGAGAAGAAAGGGTCAGCGACTGTATCTGTTCTTGCACACAATCCCGCAATGTCACCGTTTAATGGTACAAATCTGAATACGTCATTGTATTTGTCGTACATATATTTGTAACCACTATCAATTACTGCATAAGAACTTGATGATAAACCATCAGCAAAATTCTTAACGTTTTCAGTTGCAGCGATTGGGTCACTTACGTTTACTACATCAGCTCTTGCAGGCGATATAAATGCCACACAATCTTTTCTTGCTTCTGCAATATCAATCACTTTAGTTGCGTGAGTGTCACCTGTAGCATCAGCTGCAGTTGCACCACCACCTTGAGATGGTCCGCCTATAAGTAAGTTTATTTCCTCTGTTTCTGCATCAGCA